TACCTTAGATGTTGCACCGAGTTCAGTATTCGACATAGAAGTCTTTGTAGAAAATGTCCGTCAAGACCCAAACTCAGCGTATGGCATAAGCGGAACTACACTGACATTTACTGGAGCACCTCCCTCTGGTACAAATAATATTTATGTAGTTCATCAAGCAAAGGCTGTGGGTACTATTGATGTTCCCGCTAGTGGTGTTGTTCCTGCAAGTTTAGCAAGTAATATTATATCTGGTCAAACAGAATTAGCTGCAACCCCTGCAGACACAGATGAGTTTTTAATATCAGATGCAGGTACAATAAAAAGAATAGATTATTCATATATAAAAGCATCCAACACACCTAATTTTGATGTTAGACTGTCTGGTAATTTTGGATTAACAAATGATACCTTTGTTAAAGTGACATGGGATACTGAAACTTTTGATTCAGATAGTGCTTTTGCTTCCAATAAATTTACAGTGCCGTCAGGTCAAGCGGGTAAGTATTTGTTTATGGCACATTATAGAATAGGTAATTCATTAGGATATTATACTTTTAAATACTATAAAAATGGCTCTGCGATAAGTGGTATGAATAGAAATATTTACAGTTATGCTAATAGTGATAATGATTTTTCTTTTCATCATAATGCAATATTAGATTTAAGTGCAAGTGATTATATAGAAACTTATGTTCAAACAACATCTGGTAGTGGTAATAATGTTTATTCAAATCAAAGTTATTGGCAAGGATTTAAATTAGCATAGGAGAAATAATGGCAGACGTATCAACAAAAGTAAAATTATATTTAGAGGATAACTCTAAAACATGGGATTCAGAAAAAGACAACATATTAATTCAAGACGATTCTGACGGAAAAGGTGCTTATATTGTAACGTGGTCAGTATCGGGTTTAGCTAAACCTTCAGACTCACAACTAGCAGCTTTTGATACTGCAGGTAATACAAAAGAAACCTTAAATACAACTTTAGCAAAAAGAAAAACAGAATACTTATCGTGGGAAGAACAATTAGATAAACTATACCACGATATTGATGATGGTAAATTAGATAAGACAGGTTCTTGGTACAAACATATCAAGGCTGTCAAGGATGCAAATAGCAAGGGGTAAACATGGCACTTAGTAAAATACAATCAGAGTCAATAAATTTAGCAGACACATTTGCCTTTTCAGGTACAGTTAGTGGAGCAGGTGGTGGTAAGGTGGGTCAGGTAATTCAAACAGTTAAGACAGATGTATTTTCAACTACTTCTGGTTCTTTGGTTGATGTTACAGGATTAACTGCATCCATAACTCCAAGTGCAACTAGTAGTAAAGTTTTAGTAATTCTAAACCTTAATATTGGTGCAACTGATAATACAGCGGTAGCATTGTTTAGAGGCTCAACACAAATTGCTTTAGGTGATGCCTCTAGTAGTAGGTCAAGAAGTTTTGCTTCATCTGCATATATAAATACTACTCAGCAACTGCCTTCGAATACAACTTTCTTGGACTCGCCCAATTCGAGTTCGGAAGTAACGTATAAAATTCAAGGTGGTGCTGTTGGTGGTGGAACTATGTACTTTGGTAGAGGTGGTAATGATGGTGATAATTCACAACACGCAAGAACAATTAATGTAATTACATTAACGGAGATACTAGCGTAATGACAGATTTACATAAAGCAATCAGAGCAATTCATAGTAATGCTGTAACAATAAATGGTGATACAAAAGAAAATACAGTAGCCTTAGATTCTAGTGGTAACAATGTAACTATAAACTGGACAAATGTTGAGGCATGGACTGACCCAAATGAATATCAATATAAAAGAGCAGCAGAGTACCCTAGCATCGTGGACCAATTAGATGATATATATCACAACGGAATAGATGGGTGGAAAACTACAATAAAAGCTGTGAAAGATAAACACAGTAAAGGATAGGAGGATAGATGAGTATTACAAAAGTAACAGATGCAGGATTAGATAGAAGTAGAATAGTAACTCCTATTATTAT